GGTCTCCGCTGCAGTAGCCAGCTCAACAATGCCGGCCGCCGTCTCAGTAGCTGCAGTGCCGCCAATAGCTCCAGCGCCTGCCAGCTTCACGATGTTGCCGGCGCTGTCCTTGATATACGCCGCAGGGCTAGCTGCGTTGGTATTCAGCGCCAGCTCACCTGCTTCAAGGTCGCTAGGCAGCGGCGCCTTGTTAGCCGTTGCGCTGTGCTTCAACTTGAGCCTTATGGCCATTGGAAAAACCTCCCGGTCCTAAAAAGGGCGCATACCGCGCTTTTCCTATTCTAGGCAGGGCCTGGGTTGAGGGCTAAAACGAGCCGCAGTCGAGGGTCGGGCCGATCAGCACGTCACCCCAGGCGCTTCCATCCCACTGCTGCAGTGTTGACGTAGTGGAGTTGTAGACCAGCCGCCCCGTATCTGCCCCAGCAGTTCGCAGCAGGTCGCGCTCCAGCGTGGTCATCACCTGCGGTTGCACCAGCCCAGCTTTGGTAAGTGACATGACTAAAACGAGCCCCCTTCGATCACGCTAGCCGCAACCCAAGCGCTGAGCGCTGTAGACCAGCGAAGCACCTCCTCTGCCGCCGTGCCATTAGGCAGCGTGGTGCCGCCACCTCCACCACCTCCACCGCCTCCAGTGGAAGGGACGCCCTCAATCAGTATCCAGTAGGGACTGTTAGCAGGTGGCGGTGCGCTGAAGTTGACCGTGCGGGGAGCGACAAAGGTGTAATCCTTGTCGGCCTCCTGAATCACACCACCCAAGCTGATCAGCAGACCCGTTGCCGCGCTTCCGTCTGCCGACAGCGTGAAGGTAGAACGGTTACCGTCCAGCGCCTCCATGAACGTTGCCTTCTTTCCGGCTGTTGGGCGGTTAACCCACTTATTCAGCGTGCTGTCAAAGATCAACGTCTCGCCGTTGCTAGGCGCCGTGATCGTGGTATCAAGCAGGTCTCTGAGGGTGGTAGAGGATGACCCGCCATTCAGCGTGTCAATCCGCACCCAGCCTTTAGCCGCACCCAGCGACAGTACCCAGTCACCTGCGTCGTACAGCTCGCCGTTGTAAGCGCCAGCAACCTTGCAAACAAAGTATGCGCCCGTATTCCTGTCGGCTGCAGCGGGGATCGGACCAGGAGCAAAGCTGCCCGATGTGCCGAATTGCGTCACGTCCAGGATGTCGCCGGTTGCAGCGTCAAACGTGCCGCAGAACCGCATGTTCTCCGTGCCCAGCCGCCCCAGCGAACCCACGGACATCCATGAGTTGCCGTTCCACATGTGGAGCTGGGCCGTGGATTCCTGGTACCACAACATCCCGTTGTGATACAGGTTTGCCGAAGCAGGCTCGGCCTCCTGAATGAAGGAGATCGCGTAATCCTTCAGCTTCTCCTGAGCGATGCTGCGGTCGGCCAGCCGCGCAGCTTCAAAAGTGCCGGTGTTGATCTTGCTGGCATCCAGGTCGGGGATGTCGATGGCGTTTAGCAGTAGCCCCGCAGTGACGTGCCCGCGTGCATCAACCTCCACCTTGGGGTAGGTGCCAGCAGCGATGCCACTGCTGCTATGGGACAGCGCGCCCGCTGCGTCTACTTCCAGCCCTGGACCTTGGACGCGAACAGCGCCTACCGTGGCGCTTGTGGCAAGCGGCAGGTCGCCCGGCACCAGCGGCACAATGCTAGTGACGTGCCCGTGATCGTCATAGCTGACCCCATTGCGGGTGTCAGGCGTCACCGTGTTGGCATGATCCAGAGCGCCAACGCCGCTGACAGTCAACCCCGAGGCAGCTGGCACGCTGACACCGCCGATGGCAGTATCTGTTGCCACGGGCAGGTCGCTAGGCACCAGCGCCACCGCAGCGGTGATATGCCCCTGCGCGTCGTAGCTGATGCCGCTCCGCACCGATGCAGTAATTGCATTGGTGTGACCGATGGCGCCGCTGGTCTTGTCGAGGCCCCGGTCCAGGCTGCTCGCTGGGATCTTGGCAGCCGTCACCGTGTCATCGGTGAGTTTGGCGCCGTCTACGCCAGGGGCGATTTTGCTATTGGTGACCGCCAGGTCCAGGATGGCTGCCGTGTCAACAGCACCATCAGCCAGCTCAGAGGCGGTGATTGCGTTTGCGGCAATCTGCAGTGCCGTCAAGCTGTCCACAGCGATCTTGCCGCCTGGCAATGACCCGTTGTCAATCAGGACAACGCCGTTTTGGATCAGCTCTTTGGCGGTGAGCTTGCGCGTTTCTGAGGCAGACAGATCAGCGACAGGCAGCACGTCAGCTGCTGCTAGATCAGAGCCGGCTAACGCCGGGAGTTCTGAAACCCTGAGGTCTGCCATGCCCGCTCAGTAAACCGATAGCAGCAGTCTAGGTCTGCTACTCCTGCTGCTCCAGCTCGACGAAGCCCACGCCTTGGTTGCGCTCCAGGCGAATGCGATCAAAGTCTTCCTGCAGCAGATAGTTACTTACGGCCTTGACCCGCAGTTTGATCTGCCCTGTCGTGACGAACTGGATCTGTGACCGCACCGGGGCTGTAGGCGAGAACGCAATGCCGACGTTGGTGATCAGCGCGTCAAACTCGTACCAAACCTCGTCATTGCTGTCGTGACCTGCACCACGGCTGACCAGGAACAGCCGTGCATGGAAGCCACTGCCTAGCTGCTGCCGCAGGATCAGCTGGTGCATGTAAACCGCTAGCTCAGGCTCAAAGCCATCGCTGATGGTCACGCCGCACAGTTCGTGGTTGTAGTCGAAGAAGCAGTTCAGGGCGCCACTGCCGCTGATCAGCGTGTCGTGCTGCCGCCTGAACTCCTCGCCCAACTCACTGACATCAACCGCATCCCTGCTGGTGTTCAGCTCAAAATCGGTGACCTCGCCCAGCATCCGGGCGATCGCGTTATGCACCCGCACCTCGATAGGGATGTTGCGGTCGGGCAGCTGCAGATCAACGCGGCCCGCACCTTCGCCCTCCACGGCATTGGAAAAGTCGTTGTACAGCCGAACACTGCCGACTTCATCAACGTGGATGAACCACTTGCCGTCAGGGAACCCCCAGCCCGCAACGAAGCTAAGCGGACCGCGATCGGTGGCCTTGATCTCTAGCTGGTCACCCGTCAGCAGTACCCCTTGCGGAAAGTCAAAGCTGAAGTGGTTGCGGTCTGGATTCACATCGCTGGGGTTCACCACGCTGGTGAACACCTCATCAATGGAGCTGCGGGTCAGCTCGACAGATCCGCTGCAACCCAAAAACACCGACATCAGAGCACCACCGCGCTCATCTCACCGCAGCACTGGAACTGCAGTGATGCCTGCATCACGGTGCCTACTGCCATCTGCAGCTCACAGCTGGTGAGCAGCGCCTTGAACGTCACGCTCTTAGCGCCAAAGCCCAGCGTCATGCTCACCTTGTCCGCGTCGCTAGGTGCATCGGTGCGGAGCACCCTGGCCATCAACGCCTTGGCGTTTTCCCCGTAGAGCCAAATACTGCAGCTGCCGGTGCTGCTCTTGAGACCCGGCGTGTAATCGCGGGCCGCGTCGGCCAAGCTGGTCACTTCCAACGCCTCCACCTGGCTCGACAGGCTCCAGCTCGCCACCTTCGCCAGCCGCACCCCGCCATAGGTGATGAAACCGTCTCGCCCGCTCGTGTAGCTCATGACTGGATTTTAGGCGTCGAGTTGGCCAATGAATTTCACCTGCACCGTGCTGCGGCCTGGTACAACCGAGCGCACATCAGGGGGACCGTCGTATCGCCACCGCAACCCGCTACCCCCGCTCTCCCGCAGGTAGACCGCCAATGCACTGCCTGCTCCGGCAGCATCGGCAAAGCTCACCCAGTCGCCCGTTGGTGTCACCTGCTCGTAGTTGCGCAGGATCAATGCGGCGTTGGTATCCGTGATGTTGCTGAACTCCAGGCTCAGCTCGGCATTGCTGCGGCGGTTCCCGTACAGCATCCGTGTCGTTACGCCACTCAGCGACTTGAACTCGGCAGTCGGATAGCCGCCAGGGTTGTAGCTCCTGCCGGTGGGCTTGACGCTAGGGAACGCAACCGCTGGCATCAGCCCACCTCAACTACAAAATGGGAGTCGTTCCAATCCAGCGTAGCCAGAGCGCCGCTTGCCGTTAGCGGCTGGTAGCTGCCGGCGATCTCAACAAAGCCCTCCTGCCCGTAGCTCAGGCTCTCAACCTTGTAAACGCGGCTGGTGGTGGTGCTGTTCTTCAGCGTGAACACCCGCCCAAACAGGCCGCTCTCTTGCGCCTTGCCGTCCTGCACCACCAACGTGTCCTCGCTGACTCCCACCGTGCCGGGCTGCCAGGTCAGCACGTTGTAGGTGCCATCCGCCATGGTCGTGGTGCTGGTGATCAGTCCCTCGCTGTTGATGGCACCGTTGTTAAACCGACTTGTGTGCGTCACCTCGGAGACCAGGCGGAAATAGGCGCCGGGTTCTAGGCCCATCGCCGCCTGGGGGGTGGTCTCAAACTTCAGCCCGTGATCCACCTCCTTCCGCAGCTTCAGGGCGTAGGCCGCAAACGCCTGCACCTGCACCTGTGATGTGCAGAAGCTCGACATGTCAAAGCTCTCCTGCGGGTCGCTATCACTGCCACCTTGCGCATCAGACAACCGAGCGGCGTACACCCGCTCCTGCGGGAATCCGTTTTCAGTCTCCTCCCGCCACTTGACCACCACCTTGAACAGTTGGCGCTCCTCGGGGCTCAGCCAGCTCACCTTCAGGTCGCGAATGTTGCCGTCCGTGAAGAGGGCGCTGATCTGAGGCTTGGCCCCGTGGTCGATTGCCCCGTCGCCTCTAACCGGCACAGATGGCACCAAGCTGAACTGCCCGCCCAGGATGGTGAAGTCCAGCAGGCAGTAGCCCGCCTGTTCAAAGATGAACTCGCGCAGGTTCAGCTTCTCCCCAATCACCCCGTCCCAGGTGAAGCCGTTGGCGCGGCAGAACCGTGCCGCTTGCGTCATCCGCTCACGGTTGGTGGCCGAGGCGCCCAGAATCCCGCCAGCACCTAGCCGTGCATCCGTCAGCAGGGTGTAGGCAATCTCCGCAAAGTTGTTGGTCGGCCCCCATTGCCCCGCCACCGGGTTGCCATTGTCATCAATCAGCCGGTCCACCTTGATGCCGTGCTTGACGTAGGCGCTCAGCTGCTGGAAGTTGGCCCACTCCTTGCTGGCGTTCAGCCGCAAACCCACGACCGCTAGTTGGTCGTACTGCGGCGCCGCTGATTGGCGCATGATCTCGTTGATGTAAACGATCTCATGCTCGGGGTTGTCCTCGTGGCTGAACCGCTCAGCGTCGTACTTGCCGATGTCCGCCGCTGCATCAAAGATGTTCAGCGTGTTCTCGACCACTCCCTGTTCGTCGGTAATCAGCGTGGTTTGGAAGCTGCGCCCAAAGGCATTGAAATAGCCGGTGTCACCGTTGGCGTAGCCCAGGCCGCCTGCCACAAGCCCCCACTCGACGTGCCCATTGCTCCACTGCGTTGCCCGTACGACCGCGCCGCCACCTGACGATGCGCTGACTCCTACATCCACCTGCCCCGATGGCGGTTGCTCCAGCGTCCGAAACTCCCACCGCTGGATGTAATACTGCTCCCCCGAGGACGTGGGCACCCGAGGCCCTCTACGCCACGTCTCGCCATACCAAACAATCCTTCTGTCCCAGTACCCCCTTGATGTAGGCAATCCGAAGTCGGTTCCCGGCTTCCACCGTTGCTCCGCCATCGCCCAGCCTTGGTAGGTGGGGCGCGGCAGCCCGTCACTGTTATGACCGGTGCCAATCACCGTGCCCCTGGTGTTTGGTGCCCCGCCTACCTTCCAATCCGCGTTGGTCAGCAGGGAGGCGCTCAGGCGGATCGTGTCCCCTGTGAATGTCACCACAAAACCGTTATCGGTGTATCGCCGCAGGCTTCCAGGATTTAGCTGGTACACCGACCGCCCCAACCAATACTTGATGACAGCAGCGCCTGGATACGGCACGAACCTATATTCCCACTGCCCAAACGGCTGAGCGATGCGCAGGAAGTTGTACTGCGCCTGCGGGGATACGCCTTTCACGCAGAACAGCGACCCCCCGGAGATGCCACGCCACCCCTCACCGGTGCCAAGCCTGCGTGCTTCTAGGTAAAAGAAGCTGTACCGCTTGTGATACCGGTTGACATAGCCAAGCTGAATGCTGCCGCCATTGTCTTCGTAGTACTTGATTGTGGCATCGTCTGGTTGGCTGTTGACGTTAGGGAAGCCGTTCATCTGCTTCCAGACAGTGCTCTTCAGCCCAATCTCTGTGACATAACAGGCCCTGTTATTGGCAACGGTGCCAACGGCAAATCGCTGCAGCACCATCCCGTAGCTGGGGTTGTCCGCGCCGTCTGGGTTGTAAGTCGGTATCTCCCCGGGTGCCTCAACCTTGAACGTGTACGTCTTCTGCATCCCTGACAGCCACACCTGATCTGTGCTGGCCGATGTCAGGACCACCTGGGCAGTGCCTGCCATATACATGCTGCCGACCTGCAGGCTGTCATCAGCAGTGCTTCGCCGTTCCTCGGTGCTGTTGTTGACATCATCAAGCCCCCACGGGTCATATGCTTTGGGATCTTCTTGGCCGCCCGATAGCGTGTACACGCAATTGGTGCCGTTGTTGAACGTCAAAGCAGCGCGGCTAGACCAGTCACGATTCAACTTGTCGCGCTTCACCTGATACTCAGCAGCAATACGAGCATCGGTATTGTTTGGCGTCAGGATCAGTTCATACGCCAGCCTGTATGGCGTACCGTTTGGCATCGGCGAGAAGCAGCCGAACTGCGTCTGCGTCGAAGTGGTGCGGTTACCGCAGAACCATGGCTGGAAGCTCTCGCTGGTGTCGTCAT